AACCATCAACGGTTACAGGTTCTGGTGGTAAACAAGCAGCCTACAGTTTAGCTGAGTCTGTTCGTAGGGCTAAGAAACGTAAACTAACACAGGAAGACGTATCTGATCTTAGTATAGACACGTCATCATTTGCTTCAGAGGGATTACAATTTGCTTAAAGAATCAGCATCTAAAAGATATAGTACATTAAGTAAGGACAGACAGTGCTTCTTAAATAGAGCTTGGGATGGAGCAGAACTAACAATCCCCTATATCTTACCTCGAAATGGAGCACAGAACCAAGAGCTTCCTACACCTTTCCAAAGTATAGGAGCTAGAGGAGTAAATAATTTAGCAGCAAAACTTTTATTGACACTCTTCCCTCCCAATTCTCCCTTCCTTAAGTTTCAGATAGATGACTTTACTCTAGAAGAACTGAACGCACAGAGAGCCCCAGTAGAAGAGGGGCTTAACTCTATGGAACGTGCAGTAACTGATGAAGTAGAAGCTCAGGCAATGCGTGTTCCTATACATGAAGCTCTTAGACATCTCATTATCACAGGTAATGTAATACTACATATAGGTAAAGATAATAAGGTAAGAGTATTCCACCTGGATCAGTTCGCTTGTAGAAGAGATCCTCAAGGTAAAGTATTAGAGATTATAATTAAAGAAGAGATGAGCCGTGAGTTATACATGGACATCTTTAAACAAGCTCCTCCTAAAGAAACTGGGAGTGGAGCTAGTGGTGATGAAAAAGAATTAGATTTATACACAGTAATAAAAAACACAGGCGGCAGAGTTAAGGTACACCAAGAGGTAGGGGATCATGTTATCCCTAATACTTCCTCAGACTTACCAGAAGAAAAGTCTCCATACATTGCTCTCAGGTTTAGTAGGATAGATGGAGAGGACTATGGTAGAGGTTTTGTAGAAGAATACCTTGGTGATCTTAAAGCTCTTGAAGGATTATCTAAAGCTATCCTAGAGGGTTCTGCCGCTGCAGCAAGAGCTATATTCCTAGTACGTCCTAACGGGACAACCAAGTTAAAAACAATATCCCAAGCTCCTAACCTAGCGGTGAGGCAGGGAACGGCTGATGATGTATCTGTTCTACAGATGGAGAAATTTAATGACTTCAGAGTAGCAAGAGAAACCCTAGAGTCTGTAGAGCGTAGACTAGCAGCAGCATTCCTGTTAAACCAAGCTGTCCAAAGAGACGCAGAAAGGGTTACAGCAGAGGAAATCAGATTCTTGGCAAACGAGTTAGAAACGTCACTAGGAGGTATTTATAGTTTACTCTCACATGAGTTACAGTTACCATTAGCTAAACGTATAATCAACAGCCTAGAGAAACAAAAGAAACTACCACAGTTACCTAAAGGAACTGTAGAACCTATCATTGTTACAGGCTTTGAAGCGTTAGGTAGAGGTAATGATGCTAATAAACTAGCAACCTTCTTACAGACTGCTGCTCAGGTAGTAGGTCCAGAAGCTGTGATTACTTATACTAATGTCTCAGATGTTCTAAAGAGACTGGGAGTAGGCTTTGGTATTGACATGAAGGGACTAATAAAACCACAAGAGCAGGTGCAACAGGAACAGCAAGCACAACAACAACAGCAACAACAGGCTGAGATGGTTAAAGCTGGTATACCTAATGCCGTGACTCAGGGTGGAGAAATGATGAAACAGGGAGCACAGCAACAGAATGTCCAGAACTAAAAATACAGAAGAGAAAGAAAAGATTAAAACAAAAGAGAAACGAACTCGTTCCATTACAAGTAAAGCTGAACTTAAAAATGTAGAGGTAGTTAATAAGATTATAGAGCAAAAGAAAGAACAAAGAACTCCAGGGTCTCTACCTTCCACTTACACTAAGATACAGATGCGTAATGGAACAATAAAAGAAACTTATGGAGAACGATATGGCAGACCAACTGGTAGTTAGTAGTGACCCAATAGATCAAACAGGTGTAGACGAACATAACCAAGAGATGTTAAACTTGGTTGATTCACAAGAGGTTCCTACCGATAGACCTGAGATGGTAGATGATAAGTTTGGTGGGGATTATGATAAGTTAAAGCAAAGCTATGATGAGTTAGAGAAGAAGTTTCATTCGCCTGAAGATGCTGTTCAAGAGGATCTAAGTATCCCACAATCACAGACGGCTGAAGGTCACATTGATATGACTGCTCTAACTCAAGAGTATGCAACTAATGGTGAACTATCAGATAAGAGTTATCAAGACCTAGAGGAAGCAGGTATCTCTAGAGAGTATGCTAATAATTATATTGCAGGACAAAAGGCATTAGGACAACAGATAGGGGATAGTGTAAAGAACTCTGTAGGTGGAGATGCTGAATACTCTAGCATGGTAGAGTGGGCTAAGAATAACTATACCCAAGAACAGATACAAGCTTATGATAATGCAGTTAACTCAGGTAGTGTAGATGCTGCTATGTTAGCTGCTAAAGGACTAAGAGCTGACTATCAGAATATTCAGGGTCAAGAAGGGGATACTTATAGTGGAAGACAGGCACAACCTGAAGGAAGAGGAGAAGTCTTCAGGTCTAATGCTGAAGTAGTAGCCGCTATGAAAGACCCAAGGTATGAATATGATACAGCTTATAGACAAGATGTATTGACTAAATTAGATCAATCAGATATCTTCTCACAAGGAAGGTTATGATTCTCCTTATCCTCTTAGGGTAGGGACGCTATAAAGTATTTAAGTAGTAGACAGGAGCCAACTGCGGTTGATAACTCCTAGTTGAAAATTAAAGAAAGAATGTAGCAATTACTGTTAGGTACTTTTTTTAATTTAACAAGGAGTTTATTATGTCCGTTACGGATACAACTGCTCCTGTATTGACTATGACACGAACTGGTCAGGCTAACAGTGCCGGAGATTCTTCTGCACTGTTTCTAAAAGTCTATGCTGGTGAAGTGTTAACGGCTTTTGAACAAGCATCTGTAACTATGGATAAGCACGTTGTCCGTAGTATCAGTTCAGGTATTAGTGCTCAGTTCCCATTGGTTTGGAAAACTGCTGCTACGGAATATGCTTATATCAATGGTTCTGGCAATACAGGTACAACTGGTATTGAACTGGATGGTACAATCATCCACAAGAATGAAAAGGTAATTTCCATTGATGGTTTGCTGATTGCAGATCACTTTGTAAACAACCTTGATGAAGCTATGTCTCACTTTGAGGTTCGCTCCATCTATGCTAAAGAGGCAGGTATTGCTCTTGGTACACAATGGGATCAGAATGTTCTTCAGCAGGGAGTTTTAGGAGCACGTTCATCTACGCTTATTACAAGTGGTAATGGTGGATCAGTGTTGACTAATGCTTCTTATGGAACTTCAGGTTCTACTCTTGGTAGCGGTTTGTTTGACGCTGCTGAACAGCTTGACGAAAACAATGTACCAGAGAATGATAGGTATATGTATGTTCGTCCTGCTCAGTATTACCTCATGGCAGAAACTACAGACTTGATTAATAGAGACTGGGGTGGACGTGGAGTGTATGCTGAAGGTGAGGTTATGAAGGTTGCTGGTATTCATATTGTGAAGACCAATAATCTACCTATTACTAATATCAGTTCCTCTCAGGTTACAACGCATGATGGTGACTTCAGTACGACTAAAGCACTCGTAATGCACAAGTCTTCTGTGGCTACAGTTAAGCTGTTGAATCTTGCAGTAGAAACTGAGTATGCTATTAAAAACCAAGGTTGGATCATCGTAGCTAAGTACGCAATGGGGCATGGCTTCATCCGTCCTGAAGGCTGCGTAGAATTCAAAACCTCTTAAGGAAAGGAGATTAGATTATGACTGATATTGCTAATATCCAATCCTTAGCTACGGCTGCTAACACGGTTACTAACGTAACTCTTGTTCAGCCCTATGCTGATAATGCTACTATTGGTACGTCTTTCGAGACGATTTCTAATACTGATGCAGACCAGGTACTTCCTGTTATTGTTGGTGCAGACCTTGATGTAGTCTCTGCTAGTGCAGCAGATGATGATGGTTCTACTGGAGCTACTGCTATTAGGGTAACGTATCTCGATGAGGCGTTTAATCAGTATACTGAAGATGTTACTATGAATGGTACAACTGAGGTTGAAATGACTGAGCAGACAATTTCCTTTGTCCAGAAGGCTGAAGTTATAACCTCTGGTACTGGTTTGGCTGCTGCTGGTGCTATCACTATCGCTGATGTAACTGGTGGTGGAGTACACGCTGTCATTGATGCAGGTCAAAAAGAGTCAGGTAACTGTACTTGGAAAATTCCTGCTGGTCATACTGGCTACATTCATGGCTTCTGGTATGATGTAGATGCTGTGGCTGCTGGTCAAGGTACGGCTGAGATTGCTCTTCAGGTGGCTCATGCTGAGTCTTCTGGTGTAGCTAACTCAGAGACTTGGCGAACTGTTGCTAAGGTAACAGTAGTAGAAAATGATAGTGATATTGTTAGTGCTACTGGTGGTAATGCTAACAATACAGGTTCCTTCTCATTTCCAGGGAATGTTCCTTTTGTTGTTCCTGCTAAGGCTATGGTAAGACTAGCTGGTAAAGCTTTGTCTACTGCTGTAGCTGCTACTTGTGGGTTCAGTATGTCGGTACAGGGCTCAGGTTCTGGTACGACTGTAACAGAAAGTTGATTAGAGGTGGGAGCTTAGGGTAACTTAGGCTCCCACTTTAATTCTTATAATAATGGAGAAAACAAGTGGTTGATACAAGCAGAACTGTCAGTGATTTAGTCACTAACTTATTTCAAGACAGTCAAGCTGCAGGAAGTATAACCCCACAGGACTTAAGGGATTTCATAGAAACCTGTCAGGTTAAACAAGGTAGCATTTATCTAAGTACTGCGTCTAGTACTACGATTAGTGGACAAGCTAATGTTACACCCAGCAGTTTAACTAACATGGTAGCGGTAGAAACTGCAGGTACTTTTACACTGTCTACAGCTCCTACAGCTAACGAATTTGATATGAATACTGATGGTCAGCTAAGATATACAGGTACTCCAACTGCCAATGTTTTCTTTACTGCATCAGCTATGATTGAAATTGATACTGCCATTGTGGATAAAGAAGTAGTTATGGCAGTAACTAAAGGTGGAACTATAATTACTGGTGCTAAGATGGGTGGATTCTCTCCAGCTACTACAGTGAACTCAGTACCTATAAGTGTCTCAGGGTTTACTTCAATGGCTACCAATGATTATCTTAATATCTTTATTGGTAATGTAGACAGTACAGATAATCTAACTTGTCGTATGGCTCAACTAACAGCCCACTCTCTGGTAACTTAAATGTCACACTTTAGTTTAGTACTCTCCTCAGAGCTTGAAGCAGTCAATGCAATGCTTAGAGCGATTGGTGAATCTGCAGTATCTACACTTGAAAATGTAACTACAGTAGATGTTACAACAGCCAAGAATATCCTCTCAGATGTTAATAGAGAGGTACAGCAAAAGGGTTGGCATTTTAATACTGAGTGGGATGTGACTTTAACTTTAGATAGTGATAATAGACTGCCAGTAGGTAACAATGTTATGTCAGTATATTCACCTACAAAGCTACTCACAATGAGGGGTAGATCAGGGAGTATGTTTGTTTATGACTTGGATAACAACACGTTTACTTGGTCTAGCTCTATTACGGATGCGGTGGTCATCAAGCTTCTTGATTTTGAAGATTTACCTCAAACTGCAAGGCAGTATATTACGGCTAAGGCTTCGAGAATTTTTCAGTCAGAAGTGGTGGGACAGGTTGCTGCAGAGACTGTTAATAGACAAGAAGAAGTAGAAGCTTATGCTGACCTGATGGATGATGAGGGTGAACGATCAGGATATAATATAGGGTGGGGTACTTTGGATATGCAGAACACTACTAAAGTATATAGGAAATTATGGTAATCAATGGCATTAATATCAGAACAAATATCTAACCTAATTAATGGTGTATCACAGCAACCTCCTAGTATACGTTTAGCATCTCAATGTGAAGAACAGATTAATGGGTTAGCTACAGTAGCTGAAGGATTAAAGAAAAGACCTCCATTAGAACATATAGCAAAGATAACCAATAAAACTGATACAGATGCCAATGTTCATTGGATCAATAGAAGTAGTACAGAAAGATATGCTGTTGTAACCTCCTCAAATCAATTCTCTTCGGACTTTTCTTCTGACTATACTGGTACACAGATTGAGGTTACAGACCTCACAGGAGCCTCTCAGAGCGTCTCAGGGGGTACTGGAAGTCCTCTATCTTATATAACTACCAGTGATGCTAGAGATAGCTTAAAAACATTTACAGTAGCTGACTATACCTTTATATTAAATAAAGGGACTACAGTAACTAAGAGTGGATCTACAACAACTGCTGGAGTTAAAGAAGGAATCATATTTCTCAAGCAAGCTTCTAATGCTGTTAGCCCTATAGTTACTATAGATGGTGTTAATACAGCTACGGGTACTAGTTCAAATGATGCAAATACACAACTAGATTCCATATATACTATTATAGATAATCTAGTAGGATCTGCAGGTACTGGAGCTTTTACTGTTACTAAGTTTGAGCAGAGTAACGTACACCTGACTAGAGTAGACGGAGCTGATTTTACACTACACGTTCAGGCTCCTGAAGCTAATCTCATGGCTATTAAAGATAGTGTATCAGACTTTACTGATCTTCCTAAGCGTACTAAAGACGGCTTTATAATTAAAGTTACTGGAGATCCTGGTGACTCTTCAGATGACTATTGGTTAAAACATACTAACCAGTCAGATGAAGATATAGGTGAATGGACAGAGACTGTAGAACCAGGCTTAGATAATTCTTTAGATAGTACTACACTTCCTTTACAGCTTATAAAGACTTCTGAAGATCCTTGGGAAGCCTCTTTCTCTTCTGATTTCGGAGAATCTGTATTTAGTCTAAGTGAAATAACGTGGACTGACAGAGTAGCTGGAGATGAAGAAACTGCTCCTGACCCTAGCTTTATAGGCCAGACTCTTAATGATATGTTCTTTCATAAGAATAGGTTTGGTTTCCTGTCTGGTGAAAATATTATACTATCTGAACTAGGAGAGTTCTTCAATTTTTATACTACTACAGCTACAGACCTACTAGATACTGACCTTATTGATCTGGCTTCTCCTAGTAACCAAGTAAGTATCCTAAAGAATGCTATAGCTTTTGATGAGAACTTATTCCTATTCTCTGACTTTGGACAGTTTAAGTTGACTGAGTTTGCTGCTGGTGGACTCACACCATCTAATGCTAAACTGTCTCTACTCACAGAATATGAAAGTGATCCTCTTATTAGACCTGTAGTAAACGGTAGGAAGATATACTTTGCTAATGAGAATGACGGCTTTACTATATTAAGAGAGTTTGGTATAGTAGAAGATTTACAGGAAGAGACAGCAGAAGAGATTACTAGCCATATACCAAGTTATATCAAAGGTAAGGGTTATGATATTGTTAAACATTCTGACTTTCTATTTATACTGTCAGATGAAAACCTAAATGAAATATATCCATATAAATTCTTATTCCAAAGAGGCGAAAAGAAGTTAAGCTCATGGTCTAAGTGGCGGTTTAAAGCTGAAGAAAAAGTCATAGGTATGCACGTCTTTGATTCTATAGCATACTTTATTATTGTAAGACCTGATGGAACTTACTTAGATAAGATGTCCTTACAGGATGCTAATCTTGTAGGACTAACTGAGAGTACTTCTCAGCTTCCTTTTAAGGTACACCTAGATAGATTAACAGAACTTACAGGAGTATATAACATTGGTGCGGATACAACTAGTTGGACTTTGCCATATCCTGATGATTTTGGTTCTACTTTTAGAGTAGTCTTTGGTCCTAGTTTTAGCGGTAAAGAAGGTGGACAAGTACAAGGAGTATCTCAAACCACTCCTACAACTCTTACTGCCACTGGAGACCACTCATCAGGAACCTGTTTTATAGGAAAAGAATATCAGTTTAAATATGAGTTTACTGAGCCTACTATTAAGACTACAGTAGCTGGCAGAACTTCCAGTTTAGCTGGTGGTATTATAAAGATTCGTAAGTTTAATGTAGATTACTTTAATAGTGGTTACTTTGTTATGAGGGTAACAGCTCCAGGGAGATCAGCATTTAGCTATACGTTTACTGGTAGAATACTGGGATCACCTCTAAATAAGATAGGTACAATACCTTTTGAGACAGGTGAGTTCAAGAAGATGATTATGGCTGATGCTAAAGATTTAAAGGTAGAACTTATATCTGACTCGTATCTCCCCTGTGCGTTTACTGGAGCTGATTGGGAAGGAAACCATGTAGTAAGGACAGCAAGAAGACCAGGAGTTTAAAAAGTGAAACCGTATCACCGCAAGAGCATACTCCACGATATTTGTGAGCTTGCTCCTGTAATGAGGTATGAAGATGTAAGAGAAGTAAGAGATGTCTCTGGTCATACTCCTGAACAAGCTCTGCTAATAGGCTATTTAACTGGCAGTCATTGTAGATCAATCATAGATCGTTACGGTGGAGTTGTAGGTATGTATGGGACTGTGCCAGCTACTAAGACCAGTGCTTCAGTTTGGATGTTAGGGAGTAAAGGCTTACTAAAAATTACTAGACCATTCTTAAAAGAAAGCAGGAGTGAAGTAGAAGAAATGAATAGAGTCTACCCACACTTATTTAATGTAATTGATAGTCGAAATGAAGTACACCTTAGATGGATCAGGTGGTGTGGCTTTAAGATACTAGGAGAAAGAATGATTAATAATGTGAAGTTCTATGAGTTTGCAAGGATAGCTAGTTAATGCCTGAATTAGATACTTATTTATCTCTCTATACTATTGGTGCTAACGCTTTAGCAGATATCAATGATTACAATGATGCTAATATTGCAGCTCAACAAAGTTATATCCAGTACAGAACACAAACAGCTATAAACAATAACTTACTTTATAATAAGTATAGTAACTTAAATGAACAAGAACAACTTGATTTTCAAAAGCATTCTTTAGATAAATTTGAATTACAAAAACAAGTTAGAAGAAAAGCAGCAGAGCTTATGGCTTTTCAGGGGAGCAATTTAAAATCTGGAGGATCTGCAGATAGTATATTGTTGAATATACAGAGACAGGGATACAGTGCTCTTCATAGAAAAGATTTTAACTATGAAATAAGATTAAGAAATCTAGCAATGGAAAGAAATAATGCTGCTCTGGCAACTCAGAGTGCAAATAATAAAGCTTATAATGCTATAAGAGGTGTTCCTAGTGCTACAGGTTTGGCTCTCTCTATTGCAGGTAATATAGGACAAATAGGATCTACATGGGCTAAAGGTCGTAAATTTGATGATAAGGGTAAAGGAGGTTCAACGCCTGTATCTCCTAGTCCTGCTCCTAGTAAATACGGCACTAAATCACATGGAGGAGTTTTTGCACCTACTGTTGAATCAAAATATATGGGGAAATAATATATGGCACAGAATCCGTTTCCCTTAGACCAAGTTCAAACACAGCTAATCCGTCCATCTAGTAATTTAACTGCAGCACAAGTAGCTCCACCTCGTTCTACTGGATTAAGTGCAGGAATACGAGCTTTCGGTAAAGCTTTAGGTTCAGCAGCAGAAGTTGCAAAAGCAAGAAAGTTTGAAGAAGACATGATTACTGCAGGACTATATGCTGCTAAAGAACAGATAGCTCCTGGTCTTGTCTCACAAGAAGCTCTAATACATAACTATGAATTACTTGATGAAAACTTTGCTAAAAAAACATTAAAACAAGTAGAACTTTATAGTAATAATACAGCTTCAGATATTTATAATAATTCAGCTTTAACTTCCGTACAAAAGGCTAGAGAGCTTACCGATTTTGCTAATAAAGTTAGAGAGACAGGACGTTCTTCTATAACGCATAGCGGAAAAGCTTTAAGTGCTCTGAATGTGGGTTTAGATGGTTATTTACAGGAATGGTATCTTGAGATCGCTAGGCAGGAAAAGACACAACGTATGGGTACAGCGATAGAAAATGTAAGAGAAAAAGTAGCAGACCTGTTTAATGGAGGAGAAACTTTTACTACATCTTCTATTAAAAAATATGTTGAAGCACTTAAAAAACAAGAGTTAGAGCACAAAAATATATTTGTAGAAGGTAAAAGGATTAGAGCTACTATTGACCTAGATCTAAATAAAGCTGTACTTGTAATTGCCAAAGATCAAGTTTTAGAACAATATGAAAACGGAAATATAGCACCTTATATAGATTTAAAAGAAAGATGGAAAGATTACTATAAACCACTATCTGATAAAGAACAAGCACTTATTACTGGTGGAAAAAGTGATGCTATAGGAGACCATCAAACTTATAAAGAAATAATTGAAGACTTAGATAAACGAGTTTCAAAGATACAAAAAAATAAAACAGCAGAACATAAACTAGCTGATGATGAATGGTTTAGTGCTAAACAATTAGAATATATAACCAAGGGGAAACATTGGGGGGGTAGAGCAGA